ATATCTAAACGATCTTATCTATCCAGAGCACAATCCTTTTCTCTACACCATGTCACTGACGCAACAGGAGGCCGCTCTTCTGTTTGCTATGTATCGTACGGAGAAGTGTTCGCAAGAACATTTGGATATGGCAATGGAGGTCGTGGATACTAAACGATCCTCGGATGAGGCGGCTGTATCTGGCAGAGTAAAGGTTACTATCTGCAACCTACGCAAGAAGCTAGCGTTCTATGATGTTGATGTTATCAACTATAGGAACTTTGGCTATGGCATAACAGCAGACGATAAGGCTAAGCTCAAGGACATCATAGAAAAAGGCGCAGCGGCAGGGAGGATACCGCTGCGCCAGTCAAGATGATCGGTCAAAGGGGCCGCCGATCATCAAGCTCTGGTTACCAACGTGAAGGAAATATTCCTTCGACGCAGATGCAAGGTTGAGGGGCTTCACCCCAACCAAGGATGCGACCATTGTTGTCCTTTGGTCGCATATCTGGAATGGCAAAGTTACGAATGCCATCGCCCCCATAGTATGTACCAAGCAAAGCAAATAAGGCAGTGTTCTGCTGGATAGATAGCTGATGACCATCGCATAGCAGCCAACCCTTTGGCGGGAAGTTACCAGCAAACCAACTTATGCTACCAAGAAAGCTTTCGGGTCCCATAGTGTTCTCCCTTTAGTTAAGCCATGAAGTCTCTAGCTTGATCCTCAACCTCGGTAACTCGACGAGTCCAACCCTTACCAAAGGTATCGAAGGTATTCAGGCTACGTAGAAAAGCCATGCGACCATCGCAGATAGCATCGACCATATCCTCAGGGTCTTTAGAAGCCACAGCAGCAAGAGTCTTGGGTCCGATGGCACCATCTACCGTGACGCCAGCAGCGGCCTGTAGAGCCTTTGCTGCGCGTCCTACGCCACTGTTCACAGCATAGTCAAAGATGGCATGGTCTACCCCACCAGGTAGATCATCGCCCTTAACCTTGTCCCAGTACCGAGCCTTGTAGAATGGGGCCACCTTCTCAGGGGTAAGGCTACGCATCTCAGCCTCATCGACCTCATGGCCGACATACTCTTCCCAGGCTCGCTTGGTTACGCCAAGATTTGTCATGCCACCTGGATCACGAGGATGATTTACAAAGCCGCCCTCATGTTTAAGTAGATGCTTAAAGCTAGCTTCAAAGTTCTCGCGCATTACTTAACTCCCAGTTGACCAGACCCTGTGCCAGATCCCTTCTCGCGACCGGCACTAGATCCAAAGTAGTAGGCGATGACAGCGGTGACAGTATTTGTCAGGGCACCGAGCATCATGAGAATGGCTTCGGTTCCTGACTGCGGCATTCCGCGCAGCAGCATCCAAGCCAAGCAACCAAAGAAGCCACCAACCACAATGAAAGCCAGGATTCGCGGCGTCCAATCGCGGGTTGTAGTTTCTTTTTGACGGGCTTCGCTCCTGTCCTGGGCAGCAATCTTCTCAAGATCAATGTCGAGTTCCTTCATGCGAATGCGGAAGTCGGCATCTGTTTTCTTAAGCTGCAAGATCTGCTCAGGCGTAGCCGTCTGGATAGCCTTCTCAAGTTCTTCTTGAGATCCATCGGGTCGGCCAAGCAAAACATTTGAGACAGTCTTGACTGCAAGGCCAGCCAAAGGACCGCCAATAGCAGTTGCTAGTGTAGGTGCAACCGATGAGATCAGCCCACCAAGTTTACTAAAATCCATGTCATCCTCCCTAACTATTACGAACAATGGCAACCACAATCACAATCAAAATTATGAATGGTATGCCAACAGCAGGAATAGCCCACATTAACATCTGCAAATGTGCAGCTCGTTCCTCTGCCTCTTTACGCGCTGCCTCCTTCTGGGCTTTGCGAATTCGTGTAATCTCTTGCTGGATCTGCTCCCAAGCAGTTATGCCATACTGCGCTACAATCTCATTCTTGACTGTGTTGCGCATCATCTCGGCTTCACGCTTTGCCGTGAAAGCTTTGAGAGCAATCTCCTCCGCGCTTTCCTTTTGACCCCAACCTCTAGGTGGATCAGCAGCTAGCCGAGCTAGATCTCCTTCTGCTTTCATCAAGGTACTCATATCCTTGACTATGGCAGATACATCTTTGCCTAGCTTGAGAGCTGTCGAGATGCCCGCAGCCGCAGCTTTAGCAGTAGCCAAGACTGTGAGCGGATCCATTTCATTCCTTCCACTTACGCAGCCAGGACTGAACAGTCTCGGTTTCATAGATACGAATGCTAGTCCATACAATAGTAAAGACAGCAGCGATTGATGGCAGAATGCCAACCAAAGTGCCAACCACAGTAGTCACTGACGCTATATCTCCTGCCAGTTTAATTGTTTCATCTGCCGGATTAGACATTTTATTGGCCCTTTACGATGTTAATGAACCGAGAGTTTGGCTCTAACGCGATCAGTTCATGTGCTTGACCAACCTTCCAGTCAATTACGTCGCCTGCTTTGGCTGTCATTTCCCAACCGTCGCCGTGAACCTTAAAAGATCCACGAGCGACGATGGTGATGTGTACGGTGTTTTCATCATGGTCATGCATTGGCAATGTATCACCCTCACCATCTGCATCGTAGATAGTTCCATTCAATTTGCCAAAGCTGACCAACTTAGAATGCAGCATTAAATCACCGTCGGCGTGAGACCGGTTGCGTCAGGACCAACAATAGGCTCTGGTTCAGGCGGCATAGGCGGTTCTGGCTCAGAAGTTAGAAACCAGCCCTGACCATTGAACACAGCAAACTGACCATCTGGAATAGTAGGCACAAGCACATCAGTCCAAGGACCAGCGGGATAACCTTGATCGCTTGGGATGTCTTGAAAGATACCGTGATAGTATCCGGCATGGTTATATTGATAGATGCGATAGGTGTCAGACATGGCTCACCTTATGTTTTGATGTATGCGACTGGTGGAGGAGCAAATGTTCCACCAGGATTTGCAGAGGCTAGATTTAGATTAGGTACTGGAAACTGCGTTGCAGTTGTATATCCGGTTCCAGTCATTGTGTATGTGCTTATTGGTCCACTAGCAGTTCTGCCTACAAATGTTGAGCCAGTAACCGCAGCGTAAAAACCACTACGCCCACTAATATATGACCAATTCACCAAATCTGATGAATACCAAAAAGCGCCAGTGCCAGCACTCATGATGTGATATGTACCATCTGTACTATATATGTATGAATCACTAGACATGGAGCTAAATGTATTAGTTCCACCGTTTCCAATACCAAGCATATTAGTTGCTTGGGACCACGTTCCACTTGCTCCAGTAGTGCTTCGCAGCACGATGTTTGAATTGCATAGCAGATAGAAGTATGTGCCAGTCCAAAACACCTTGTAGACTGTCGTGACATTTGGGAACGATGATGTGATGTTTGATGTTACGTTGGTATAAGTAGAACCATCAGCCGTGTACCATAGAGCAAAGCCTGTACCTGAAGCACCATAAAGTGCTAAAGCACTTGCTGTTCCAGCGACAACGTGGTGAGCGCTGAAGCCTTGTGTATTTGTAGGCGGCGATGCAGCAGCAGTCCATGTTGTTGCATTGGTTGAATAGTACCATGTATACGGATTACTAATAACGTATCCGCAGCCATCCCAGCCTGTCGTGCCATTGTGCATAATGCCACGACCCCAAGTCTGATTTCCAGCAAGAGCAAGTTGACCGCCAGACAATGTTGCAGCCGTAAATGTACGCTGCGTCCACGTTGCTAGGTCAGTGCTAGTTTGAAAGTTTGATGTTGCACTATTAGTCGCGCCATAACTTACAAGCGTGACATATGTAGATGCAAAATAGGCAACAGTTCCTTGGAATGTATAAATTCCAGCGCCAGTACGCGATGTAAATGTGATCCCATCAGTAGATGTGCGGAATCCGTTGGCTACAGAACTTGTAGTAAGTCCAGCAGAGCCAGAGGTAAAGATAACACCATTAACTGATGTTATGTAATTTGGGTAGCCAAGACCACTTCCAATCGCAAGACCAGAATTACGAAGCGTTTCACTTGATGGCAGCATGGGAGTGCCAACTACAGATGCAAGTGAAGAATAAGAAGAGCGATTGTAGATAGACCCATCACATTTAAGATAGCCAGATGGAGGCGTAGTTGAGGGCCAATAAATAATGCCGCCAGTTGGAACGCCAGCAGGAGTAGCTGGAGTTTGAGACACCCAACTTGTACCATCAGATGTTAATACGTTGCCAGATGTACCTGGACTATCAAGCAGCGAGAGGGGAACTTTGGTGAGAGCCATGTTTGTAAATCCTGTATTAGATTACCGCAGGAGCTTCGCCTGGAGTTGCATTGGGAGAAGTTTGTGCAGCAAACTGAACTGGATATTCATCAATGATAATCCAGTCGGGTGGTAAATAATAAGCATATTTACCGGTAGGAATTTGTGGTGGAGCTGATAACGTCCAACCAAGCGGGCATCCAGCATCATCTGCGATCTGGTCGCTGATGCCTGTGTAGATGTTGTTGCTATCGTACTGATAGATCGTCTGCATGACGCCCTCTTAAGTCTTGATGTAGTAGTAAGTGCCGCCGCTTGTCTGGCTAGACAAGTTTGGCACAATGAACTGCGTGGCAGTTGTGTATGGGTATGGGTTGTAAACTGCGCCATATGGGTTGTAGAGACGCGTCCCATCCGATGCACAGTTAAACATACGTCCTATATAAGACGCCAATGCATAGCCACCGTCTGGTTGGTAAGCACCATAAACTGATGAATATGGGACAGTGAACCAGCTTGTTAGATTTGTGCTATAACAAGACCCATAGTAATACCGGCCATCTGTAGAATTATAGGCAACTCGTTGAGGAATATAAGTTCCACTTATATTTGGATAATAGGCAAAATATGGGGCAAGTGCAGACGTTGATGTTTGGGTATAAGTTAACGTCCAAGTAATACCGTCAGTACTTGTTGCCAAGTTTCCACTGCTATCAACAATCACAAATTGATTGTTCACATAAGAAACACCACGTGGAGTTTGCAGACCAGCGGGAGCCGTCCTGCTTGTCCAAGTTGATCCATCTGTTGTTGTTGCAATCTTGGCCGTGCCAGTTCCTACACAAACAACAATACTATTGCCATAAGCAATATCTACTGGCCTGATGTTTGTTAAGGTTCCACCTGCGGTCCATGTAACTCCATCTGTACTATATGAAGATGGAGCACTTGTTGCATCAAACTGAGTTACAATAAAACGGGAACCAGTCCAAACAGGACCAATGACTGCATAATTCACATTAGTTGTTGTTCCAGTCCAAGATGTTCCAGTTGTGCTGTACCACAAGCCTACAGCCCACGTGCAACCGTTATAATACATATTGCTTGAAACGTATCGCGTCCCATTCCATGCAACGCTATGGCTAATGCCAGACCCAGTTGATGACCATGTAATACCAGAATCTGAAGAAACAGATCCGGCAGTACCATCGCCTATTAGGAGAAAAATACGCGAATTAGCAACAACAGCCAATCGCGGAGTTGTACTTGTATAAGTCCGTGTAAAGGTATTGCTCATCACGTTGCCAAGCACCGTTGAAAGTGCCGTGTAAGACGACTTTGTGTAGGTGCTGCCATCACAAGCAAGATAACCGCTAGGTGGTGTAGACGATCCATAAGAAAGGATAGTTCCAGTTGGAATTGAATTGGGAGCAGAGCTTACCCAATTTGTTCCATTAGATGTGAGAACATTACCTGATGTTCCTGGAGAAGAAAGACCAGTACCGCCATTTACTGCTGGCAGAACTCCAGTAACCTTTGTCGTAAGATCAACAGCACCAGCAGCAATTTTTGAAGCACTTACAGTACCATCACTCGGCGTTCCAATAGCCAATGGCGTACCATAAATTACTTCAATATTGCTGCTACCAGATGGAGGAGCAGTGCTAAAGGTTAGTGTAGTCCCAGCAATAGAATAAGTAGAGTGCGCTTGTTGCACGCCACTAATGAAGATATTGACATTGTTTTCCGTGCTAGGATCAGCCGTTAGTGTAAAAGCAGTTGTACTGCCATTACCACTAAACAAATCAATATTCATATTGGTTGCACCCAAACCAGATTGAGATGCAAACCAAGTGTTGCTTTCAAAGTCAGCAACAAGAATTACTTGCGCATATTGCGAAGTAATTTGAGTTGTTGTTCCACCGTTAATTGTATCTGAGCCAGCGCGATTAATATCAACCGTATTAGCATCAGATGTCCATTTAACAATAGATACCTTAAAGCCATCAGAAACAGTTGAGATTGCTGGAAGCGTAAAAGTAATTGCTCCACTACCAGTATTGGCGCGGAACAGTGTACCTTGGTCTGCTGCAACAATAGTGTAGTTTGCAGTCTTGTCTAAAACCTGACGATACAATCCTGATGCAGCCGCAGCAGCCGCAGCAGCCGCAGAAGCAGACGCCGCTGTAGCTGAATTAGCCGCATTAGTCGCACTAGTAGATGCAGACGATGCAGAATTAGAAGCATTAGTTGCCTGAGTAGAGGCAGTTGATGCAGATGAAGCTGCGTTCGTCGCGGACGTAGATGCGTTAGACGCAGATGTTGCCGCAGCTTGTGCATGATACTTGGCGCTGTATTCTCCACCAGCTACAGGACTACTTGTCTTAGTGGCCCAATCATTAGCCAGAATTGCCGAGGCAGCAGCATTAGTTTCGCTAGTTGCTGCATTGCTGGCTGAAGTAGCAGCAGCAGAAGCATCAACAATCAACGCCCACTTAGCAGAATCGGCATTGCTTGAGATTGGTTGAGAACCGCTCGATGTGTGAGCAACAATGCAAATATAAATATTGCTGTTGCTTGTATCTTTAATAATGTCGCGCAAGACATAAGCAGTAGATGCGGCCCAATTGCCTTTAAAGTTACCAATTTCTTGCATAACAATAGCAGTGCCACTGCCATTAAAACCAAGAACTTTATTGGCACGAGTGGCTGTCTCAGGTAGCTGGAGAGAAGCTGCCGTGTCAGTCTCGGAGAGTTGAACGACGCGAGTCAGGCCATTCTCGCGCTCCTGCATCATTGCAGTTAGCCGATCAAGATCGGTATTCAGCGCGTCTACATTGAACGGGCCAGACGTAGGAAAGTCAGTGACACGCTTAACCGCAATGTCACGGGTAATGGTCAGGACATCGCCAGCCGTTGCGCCAGTCACCAGGGTAATCGAACCACCGCCAGTTACGCCAGCGCCAGTTACCGTGTAATGGGTAGTCAAGGTCAGGAGAGTGGAGTTTTTATAGACCTTGAGATCCGCATTCTCAAAGAATTCAAACGGCACAGAGAACACGGTCTGACCAGAGGTCGCCGTGTATTGGGCGCGAGGCGTGGTGTCGTTGATTAGAATGGCCATGTTACTCTCCTAGATACCTTTCTCCGGCTGTTTCAATGGGTTAGAAATGGACTAATCCCAAGGCTCAGCTTTAGTATAGTTGATCCCTTAGTTGGCGCTCTCCGGCATTAAACAGAGACTTCCAATAAAAGAGATCATTTAGAGGGATCATACGCCTGATGATTTTTGCTTGTTCTTTGTCGCTGATAGAGTCATCGACAAAGAGTTTGTAAAGATCAATGATCTTCCCGCCACCTGGACCGGCTGCTGTAGCGTATGGTGAGTAGTCATCATACATGGAGTAGCCATAAGCGGGTGGTAGACCGAGAGCTGGACGAACCCCATATTCTCCACGGGTAGCATTCTCAATCATGTTAGGAAGATCTGTAATGATGCCAGCTACGCCAGAGAAGTTAACCGCACGCAGGATCTTCTCACCTTCCGGCATCTGCTCCCAAGCCGCATCTGATGACTTGAGCCTAGCAACCATATATCCCATGCCTACCATGGCTGCCACGCCAGCAAAGGCATTAGCCTCACGGCCCTGTAGGGCAGATAGTAGGTTCTTATTTAAAGCCGCTAGTCCATAGTTCATATATTGGAATGGAATACGCGCCAGTGCTACTTCGCGCATATTTTCTCCCTTACCAATAAAGCCTTGTGTAATATTGGGTTTATTGGCAGGGCCAGCAGTCACAACTGTTCGTCGAACCTCACCAGCAACCGCCATATAGAATTTAGCCGCCAGCTCTGGATCGTCCCACTTAGAGGCATTGGCAAATTTAAGATTTTGTCCAACCTCTAAAGGTTGTGCAGCAATCTTTTTTACATCATCTAAAGACAAGCCATAGCTTGCTAATTTAGAGATGAGTTTATCACCACCTTGACCTTTGGCTGCTCTTTGAATGTCAGTTAACAGATAATGCGATGACATTACGCCAGCATAAGTTTTGATAATATCTGTATATGGGCCAAGAAGATTCGCAACATAATATGGTCCTTGAGCAAAATTGACCAAGGGCCTTGTGGCATTATGAAATGCTCGGCCAACTTTATTCATGCCTGGAGCAGATAGCCCTCCCATCTCCATATGTCTTTGCATATGAATGCCAAGAGCAACTTCCATCCCCTCACCAGTAAGGCGACGGGTCTCTTCAGCAATTTGGTTAAACATTTTCGGATCAGACATAGCCTTGAGAGCGAAACCCAATGTTCTCTGAACGCCATGAATCATGACTTGCTTAGCAGGTTCGGCCAAAGATGTAATTACTGCTCCACCCATTTGAGTAATAGCAGCAAAAGATGTAAGCGCCTGAGCTGCATCGCGAGACATAGATACTGGATTACGAGCAAATGCATCACCGAGTGTCAGATCTCTCAGTTCAATAGCATTGTCTCGGATCTCTTGGAGAAGCTTATTAATATCTTCAACGGATCCCTTAGCTTCACGCGCAACTTGCAGCAGCATATCATCAATCGCATCTTCTGCGTCTCGTGTGCCAAACTTTCTAGCATACTCAATCCCAATCCCAGCTTGGCTAGCATAGCCACGAATAAGCGCACCAACGTCTCGTTGCACAAAGTCCGCAACAAGCTCATTTGGAATATCAAGAGTACGCGATAGACGGAAAGAACCACCACCAGGACGGCCAATCTGAAAGTCTCCAAGTGAGCCCTGACCAATAATATTTTTAATGGTCTGCTCTACTCTCTTAGAAATGTTTTCTTCATTATTAAGATATTCTAGTCGCCCTTTTTCTTTACGATAAGAAGCAGTGAGCTTGCTCAATAAATCCCATTGAGCATTTGTAAAGGTTGGTGTTGTACCAAGTTCTTTGCGTAGCTGGGTTAGCAAATCAAATTGATTTGGGCTGAGACCCTTCCACTCATCTCCAAGCTTTTCAAGATAAGCCAGAAGCTCAACTTTCTTAGGGTTTTGTCTTGTCTTGAACTCAATCAAATCGTCAATCAGAGCGCTGACTCGTTCAAGCTCTTGCGTAGATGGAGGATTGTTTTTGAACCAATCAAACAAAATCTTACGCAGATTTTGCGGACCAGCTTCGTCAGCTAGAATAGCTTCAATATCCCATTGGCGTGGAAGATAAAACTTCTCACCATTTGGACCTTCATATTCTGTTAACTCGCCTCTCTCAAGCGAGAGTTTAGCTCTAGCTAAACGCTTTTCAGCTCTACTTTTGGCATCATTAAGAAGAGTAAGTTGAGCTTGTTCATTTGGACTAAGCTCAACTCCATCCTTAACTTTTGCGTTAAGTGCAGCAATTTGCCGATCAAAGTCAGCAACTCGATCTGTATATTTAGCAACAGCTTTAGGCTGAAAACCTTTAGAAAAAAGGAATCCAGTTTCAACGCCAGCGTCTCTCGCTTGATCAAAAAACGTTCGAACTGTAGTAGCAGCCTTTTGCACAAATGGATTGGCTGCTTCAATTCGATCTGCCTTATGAGCCTTAAAGACTGCTTCCATAAATTCCTGATAGGTCATCAACCCATCAGACGGACGAATACCAACAGCCTGCCCAACTCGACGCATCGTCACTGGAATGTTAACATTTCCAATAGTGAGCGGATCTGGACCATTGCCAAGATATTCATTGTAAATCTTATCAAGCTTACCAATGGTATCACCGGCTAAGCCACGCCATTGACCAGCACGTAGATAGGCAGATCCCTCTGTAGGAAGGCCTTTTTCATTTCGCTTGAACATCAAGTCGAAGTCCCCTGCCAATGCATTGGCAAAGTCCTCAACCGCAGCAAAACCTTTATTTACAAGTCGGCCATAAGAGGTCATGCGACTTGTAACTTTTTCCAGGCCAAAGGCCGATTTAATACCTGCTTCTATTTCAGTTGGCGTAGCTTCATAGGCTGTTTTAACACCTGATGGTTCCGTTGTTTCCAACGTTTTGACAGATGGAACATCACCATCAATGCGTGTCATTGTTGAATTATAACTATCAATAATGCGCTTTCTTGTTGACATGCCACCAATCATGCCAATACCGCCGCCAAGAATGCCACCAAAGGCAAGGCCGGTGATTGTATTGATAGCTAACTCTTCTCTGGTTGCTGTAGGGTCAATCTGAGAACGTAAGGTTTCTTCTACAGCAATAGAAGGTGCAACAGCTTTAGCTCCTTGCAAAGCACCATAAGCAAAGCCAACACCCTTACGTAAGGCACCCAGGCCAATGTAATTAATTGGATTAGCTAACTCAGCAACAATCTCGGAGCCAATACCACCATCGCTTAACAAGCGATCTTTTCTTTCTTGAAGAGAGTCGAGCCGCTGCTTCATTGCTTCTGTTTGAGCACGGCTTCGTGACTCACGAAAGTAAGAAGCATATTGCTCATAACCCTTTAACTCTTCTTTGGTCAAAGGATCATATCCTTCCTCAACCGGATACATTGAGTCAGATACTTGACCAAGTAACTGATAGAAGGGTTGCGTTGCTATGTTATCATAAACATTAGCAAAGAAACTATTTGGTGGCTCAGCCTTTGCCATGCCAGGACGAGTGCCCGTAAAAGCACCTTCTGCCGGATCTATACCCCGATCTCGGCTAGCCTGAAGTTGCGATAAGAGCAGTTCATCAAATGAAGGCATTAGGCATAGTCCTCTATTGCATCATTCCATTGAGAGAACAGAGTTCCCTCAAAGCCTGGAAGTTCAGCCATACGCTCAAGTTTCATAGGACGGCGAATGCCAAGAATCTGGCTAACTGGAAATGTAGTTACATTCACAGAGTCGGCTTGATTGCCACCAAGGACCTTTACATATTGCTGACCACCTCGTGTTTCATATCCCATGAAAAAGCCAACGTGGCCCGTGCGCTGATCGCTACCACGTTGCAATACAACAATATCACCTTCACTCGGCTTATCGGCACGTTCACCATATGCAAGAAATGTTCTTGCCATCTTTGAACTATTGCCAGAAATACCAGCATATCCACTCTCTCTTAGCACAGCATTTACAAAGACAGCGCACCATGCTGTTTGAACCGGATCTACCGATTCACCGATTGTCTTTTGGAAGAAGGATGCAAGTGCTTGACGCCCAGATCTCTCATTAATGCCAAGCCAGTTCGATGCGCTTTCAATCACATTTTTACTGGTAGCACCAAATGATGTTGGCTGAACTGTAGCATCTCCACTGAGAGATCCAGTACGCTGACCAAGTGGCTGATTGCGAGGCGTTCTACCACGATTAACACGATCAGGTTCAAGTGGGCTAACAGGACGCTCAAGCATTTGCCTAATTAAAGGAGGTGGCATGATATGCTCAGGACGTGGTTCAATAAACGCAGGAGTGCGTTGTTGTGTTACTTGTCCTACGTTTGGAGTAACAGCCGATGGTTCTGTAATAACCATCCCAGTCATAGGATCTGTTGCTCCTGCACGATTTAGTTCTTCAATAGCACCGCGACGTATAACTTCACGATTAATAGAGGCATCATTAGATGCAGCCGATTGTGCCTGGATATACTTGCCAATGTACATAGTAACAATGCGACCATTGTTATCTAAGACGGGCACTTGTGTCCCACCTTTTTCAAAGTACCATAGTTGAAAACTTGGATTGGCTGAGTCAGCACCCGTTGGTTTTAACCAAAGGTTCTTACCAAGCTCCAACTGATCAACAGGTACTTTAAAATTAGGCTGTGTTGTAGAAGCCATTTCTTTGATGGCAAATTTAGCTAGAGGCTTTAGATAATCATAGCTAACATTGCCATCCTGATCTGGAAGTTCTGGTGGGTTCAACGCTTTTGGTGTGGGTCCATTTTTACCAGACAGACCAGATTGCAGTGTAAACTTATTCACTTCATAGTTTGAATTAAAATGAAGTGCACCACGATTAACTGCTTCTTTGAATGGCAAGCCAGTTGCAGCAAACAAGCCAATGGATGCCATCAATGCCTGTCGAGCATCATCATCCATCTTGGCAATATCAAAGCCAACTTGTCCTTTGATCTGATCGAATACTTTTAGATTGTTAGCCTTTGGGTCGCCTTGAGCTTCTTGATAGGAGCGAACAACAAAGTTTTCAGGTCGATCAGTTCTAAACTTTTCAAGACCACGATTGACTGCCTTAACTGCAAATTCTGCTGCGGCAGTCGGCTCATAACCTTTAGTGCCACCAGGGCCACGAGCCAATGAATACCAATACATAATGGCATCATCTCTCTGCGGCAAAACTTCACCAGCAAGAGATCGACGCTGACCTGTACTAGTCAGTGTATTTTCCATTGCTTGATATAGTGGCCTCAGTCGCTCAAGGGCCTCAGCACTTTCAGTGTTTACGCCCTCAAACAACTTCTTATAGTAATCCTTTGGAATAGCACCATAGCGTTGGAAAATAATATTAAATCCTTCTGGAGTAGATGGATCAATATTATTACCCTTTGCACGCTGCTGCTGCACCCAGCTTAGCATTGCTTGAGTTTGCTGCTCACCTGATGTGTTCAGTGGAAAGCTGCGAACACCACGGTCAGCAAGGGTATTGATAGTGTTAATAGCTGCCGCAGCATTATCACGCTCAAAGTTTGGAAGTAGATCTCCAGTCGCCTGCTTAATGCGTGTACCTAAAACAGTGCGAATGCGTGGATCTTTAATTAACTCAAGAACCTGGTTTCCACTAATCGTCATATCACCAACAGTGATAGTTCGATCACCCCCAAGCCCCTGGGAGGCTAGATGCAGGAAATTCAACTGCTCTGGTGTAATCGTGCCATCTTCAATCGCCTTATTCATAGCAGAAAGAATACGGCCAGCTTCACGATTGCCACGTTGAATTTCTTGAACCTGTGCAGGATTCAAAACGCTTTCAGCTTTAAGGCCAACAAGACGTTGAGTAATACCAGCAGCTTCTTGTTCAAGTCGCTCAGCTTCAGATGTTAGTCCTCTAGAATGAGCATCCTGGGCTTGAGATAACATGCTATCTCGTTGAACACGAAGATCACCAACCGTTGCTTCGCGCTCGCGAGAAGTTGCAAGATTAAGAACGCCACGATGACGTTCATTAACTTCACGCATAAAGTTGGCTTCTAGATCTTTAGCAATGCGCGGGTCCATCCCTTTAAGGGTTCCGCGCATATGACCTTCCATGAGGGCAAAGGCTGTATCTGGATCGTTTTGATTTTCAGCAGCTACACGATTTAATGTAGTCTGGAAATCTTGAAAGACGTTATTTTTATAACGAGTCTCAACTGCATCATCAAACATACGACGAGCAAATGGACCGAATGTTTCTGGCGCAGGAGGAACCATATAGTTGCCATTGCCATCTTTAGATGGAGCAGCAGCTAATGCGCTCTTAACATCTTCTTCTGCTTGTTGCTTTGCTGCCATCTCACCAATAGATGAGAGGCTTTCGGCAAACTTCTGCACACCAGACATATTTGGTGATGGAAGATCCGTACGAAATTCACGAATCATGCGGCCAGATGGCTGGACACCAATACGCTGTGGATCAGTTTCGATAGCCATCGTTACCTCGTCTTATAATAGGCATACTTTGTGTAGTTATTCAGACCACTAGATGCCGCATTGAATGCTGCATTAATATATGCGGACTGGCCGGTCATTCCTGCCTTAGCAGTTTGGAACGCACCCTCAGCCCTATTTACTGCAATTTGATCAGCAATACGGCTGGTGGTTTGAACATTTGTCAGTCGCAAATTTGCAACATCCTGTCTAAGATTTTGCTCACTTGCTACATCTGCGCCTTGCAAGAATGAGCGACTTTCACCAACACCAGAAGCAGCAATGAAGGCTTCATTCTGCGCGCGAATTTTGCGAGCTTGAAGCAGCCTTGCATTTTCAGTTTGCAGTGCCTGAAGTTCAGCCATCTTGCGATCTTCTTCAAGTTGTTTGTTTTGAACTTCAAGTTGATAGTTTCGGAATGCAGCTTCAGATTCAGCAGCAGCCGAAGCCATACCAGCTTGGACAAAGCCACCAACAGCCGAGACTAGAGTAGAGGCGACAAGAGCCGTGACGCACATTAGATGGATACCTCCATAGCCATACCAAGCAGTCGAAGTGGCAAGGGTTCTGATTGGGTTATAATAACCGTGGCATCACGGTTAAACCCAAGCAAAAAGAACTCTCGCTTGCCGGTTACTGCTGTAGGTTGAAGTGAGAAGTCATCCGTGACTTGTCGGATGATGAGACGGTTACCCTGAACATTGACTGCCAGCGTTGAGTTTAGCGCAAGAATAACGCGAGCAATGCGCTTAGGACGGCCAGAGTAATTGCCAGACGGTAGATTGATGTTAGCAGGTAAACTCTCGATGGTGACATCGTAGTTAAAGCCAACGGTGATGCTGGTAACTTCATCATTAAGAACAATCTGGTTCGAACCATTACAAGCAAAATCGCCCAAGTAATAGTTGTTCGACACGACAGATACAGTCTTATTGGCGTAGATAGCATTGATTGTCCAAGTCTTTGTGGCAGAACCAGACGTATAGCTCTTGGCACAATCAAGTGTAAGATCAAGATCATTCTTGGCTAGACGCTCTAGATAATAAGATGAACCCCTCAGTACAGAGAAGTACATCCTATTTCCAATAGAGACTAGTGAGTCGAACTTTGCTGTATTAGATGGATGCTCTGTTTCCCAAAGCGACCATGCAGCTAGTTTTTCGGATCGAGCAGAATGGAAGCAAGCAACTGTTCCATCATTATTAACCACAAGCAAATATTGCTCTGGCCTATCCTCAGTGCCAAAGAGAATACCCATATCATTAGGCGTATCAATCAAGTGATCTGCCAATAGGGTAAGCATTGGTGCGCTATATGCTTGTTCTGTATCTGTGTACAGAAACTCACGAATAGCTGCTCGTGTTCCTTGAAGATAAACGGTCGCTCCATCAAACGGCATTGGCGGCACATTAGAGCAGCCATAAGGCGTCTGACGAGCAATTGTAATGTTACCTGGCGTAATCGTAGATTGAGATACGCGAGGAACATAGAACTCAGATGTCGCTGTGAAGATCTGAAGATGACGGTTTGATACAAGGTGCAGAACAGATGAGATGTCATCAGAACCAACAGACACTTGGATCGATTCGTTATCCAATCCTTCGCCAACGTTGAAGTTGAAGAACTGACCAATCTTAGAAGCCCATAGACTATCTGGTTGGGAATAAGATCCACCAAACCACAAGCGACTTTCATGGAAGGTCACGCAACCAGGATAGCCTCTGACAGCCGAGAATGCTGGTTCATCCCAGTTTCTAGTTGGGATATTATTTCCATAGAAGTGAACATTTGGTCCACCGCCATCAGCGGAAGAATTGGCCGTACCACCAGCAGTAAACTGATAGACGTTATCGTTTAGAACTGTAATTGTAAAAGTTCCGTTGATATGCGCCTTAGTTAACCCTGCAAAAGCATTAGCACCTTCTATAGTAATAGAAGTGCCAGTCGAAAGCCCATGATTAACATGAGTAACTTCAATTACACTATTACCATCAGTAGTTTTCATGGGATCAATATCATAAGTCCCACGAAGTGTACCCTTAACAGTAGCGGTTACCGTTGTTGAGTTTGTATATCCCGTAATCTCTAGTTCAATTCCAAACCAGCGAATACGAGAACCAACATAGCCAGCAGTAAAATGCGCCGCGCTAGAAGTAACCGTGACACTACCGGTTGTTCCTGAGCAACTAAGCGTTACAGTATCATCAGCAAACTTATAGTATGGCTGATAAACTTCATTGCCATTGACTGAGGAGTCGAAAGCAAAAGCAGTCCTAGTAAACGTATTTGCAGATGTGCGTCGAATAATCTGCGTTGCCATTTGTGGTGAGCAAACAATCATGACATCCGCAGCTTGCGAGTATGTCATAGAGAATAGGATGCTCGTAGTCCAAGGGCAGCTAGTAAGGCTCTGGATAAGAGAGCCAGCAGTTGAATAAATATCAAGCCTCTGGTCACCAAAGGCAAAGATATACTGCTCAGTGTTAGAGAACTCGAATGGGATCATGCGAGATCTACCATTCAAAGTCGCAAAATATTCTGTGCCTGGGCGACGAGTAATGCCACCCTGGTTCAATACGGAGACATTACGCAGCCGACGAGCGCCATTCTGATAAGCGCCAGTGTCATGGCGCATATCCATCAGAGGACCAATCTCTCCCGATGAGAAGTTAGTTTGGACTAGCTTCATACCCATCGGTTAGTATCCTCTCGTCGTAGTCCGTACCTGGTTGAACCGCTGCACGTTAAGGCGGCGAGTGGTCTGGCTCTGGCTATCAAGCGTTCTGCCAATAGTCATCTGACGCAGAGCGCGTTTCTCAAAGAGATCGGACAAGGCTTCCTGTGCCGCCACGGAATAGGCAAAGATAGAAGCCAGTTGATATTGCACAGCCGTCACAAAGTATGGCGGCCAGAGATCCTCAGTAGCTCGAAAGCTATAGTCTGCATAGACCACATCTTCGACTGTTGCATTGCAATAAACCATGTCCTGATACCTATCATAGGCAATCGGATCATCGGTCACGGTTACATTGTGCAAGAGCAGAAGATCAGAAGGAAGCTGATAGGCGGCGTCCCATCGAGCGTCTGGCGCTGCGGTAAGACGGGAAAGCTGGACCTGACCAGAGGAAAAACGCCAGCGATGGCGAGACAGGCAGTCTCGGACTGTATCTTCATAGAGATTGGCAGCAACTGTAGCCTCGGTCGTGCCATCATCAAAAGAGGTAATCGGGCTAGCGCCGATCAGGATTAGCGCACGAGCGCAGATGTCGATGTCGGTTGTAGCCACGGAACCCTCTTATAGTAAAGCGGGTGGAACCGTAGCCCCACCCGCAAGATCGCCTCAAAGGAGCCGAGGAGACCGATTAGGTACCATTCGTCGTGGTCACGGTTGCAGCGCCCGTAGCGGACGTGACAACCAGGACATCAACGGTCACCGTCGTGCCGACACCACCCACGCAGAGGATGATGTCAAACTGACGGAGATTGTCGGTCACGGCGTTGAAGTAGCCGGAACCAGCAATCGTGACAGCAGTATCAGCGGATTCGTAAATCCAGACCTGACGAGCGCCACCAGCGACCTTGGACAGAGTAGCAGCGGTAAGAGCCATCTCAGATTACTCCTTGATCTGGACTTCGTACACGCCCGTGGTGTCGATCAGGACAGAGCCCTGGGACATCATAGCCGTGATGAGATGTGCTGCCTTTTCGGGGACGTAGTTGACTTCCGTCGAAACGTCCTGGCCCGAAGCCATGCCGATGGCAGAGCGGTGATAGGCGAAGCACTTACGGATTGTCGAAGCAATCGACAGGCCGGAATGCGTCATCCACATGAAGCCGAGCCAACGCTTAGCCACCATGCCACCCTTGTAGGGGAGGTCATCGGGACCAACGAAGTCAGCGTCCGAGAACGCCGAGATGCCGAGCAGATCCACCCAGCCAGCAGGGCTGATGACAAAGTAACGCTCGCCGTCATCCGGCACATCGTTCGTGCCAAAGTATTCGAACACAGTGTTGATCTTTGCCTGGGTCAGACCGTCCGTGCCAGCCTCGGTAATGGTGTTCGAGGTTGAGTCAGCAGCGGTCAGGATGAGATCGTCGGACTTACGGCCAAGGCTGTATGCCGCGCTCGATGCAACAATCTGACGCTCGTCGATGTTGATCTTGAGCTCATCGAGCTTATCAACATAGTCCGAAGCGTAGTAGTCGGCGAGCGTGCATTCAACGTTGGTGTGGTCAACGTTCATGACGGGGAGGTTGCCGTGGCGGCTCTTGGTCGAAGCAGTGCCCTTACCAACCTTTTGGAAGGTGGTGGACTTGCCCTGAACTGAACCCTTAAAGCGAACCGTATTGAGCAGTTTGGAGCCCTGGCGCTGATAGGCCATGTGAACTTCGGACTCAAACTGCTTGATAAAAGCCTGGTCAATGGTCACAGCCATGATCTAGCCCTTTCAACGTTTGGTTAAACCTGTGGTGAATAGGTTATCCGACAGTCACCGGGGGATGAGTTGTCCCTTGCGGGGCTCGTCCAGTTATGCGGGCCTGGGTATAGGTTTTTCTTGAGGTCCGCATATTTACAATGGACTAATCTGCTTGACATACAGACTGCCGCCAAACTCAAATCCGAATCGCCTATAGATCTTAGCCCCAACCTCGTCATTGATGCCTGTTGTAATTCCGCAACGGATTTCGTTACAGTTGGCATTCATGGCCCATTTCTGGAACTCAATGACCAGTCGGACAGCAGCGGTAGAACCTCGATACTTTGGAACAACATATAAGGCTAGGTCAGCCGCATACCTGGTATCGGCAAAGAAATTATGTGCAGCCAGTCCAACCATAAGCCCCACAAGGCGGTCATCCTTCTCGGCAACCAGACAGACATAATTTGGATCTGTCAGGCAAAGATGGGCCAGGAACGTTAGACGCTCCCGGCTGAATGGGTGGATACGATACACGCTCTCTTCGTGCATCATGGCCCCAATCTCAATGCAAGCATTAAGATCGCGAGCCTCAAAAGGCCGGATTAGCATTAGCCGTACTTCTTCTTGAAGTACCCCTCGACCTTAGCAACATAGGCCGGATCTCGGTCACTGGTAGACCAGTAGCGACGATCCATCATCATCTTCTGGATGTCCTTATCCGTCACTTCAGGCGGCGGTTCAAAAGCAGAGCTTGAGCCTCCATCCTTCAGCATGGACATGACCTTCTCCATAACCTTGACGCCCTCAGCGGTGGCGCAAAGTTTCTCGATCTGGCTTCGCTCGGTCTCGCTAAAGTTCTTATTGACCCACAAGCCAACAGCCTCAGTTCGAGCCGTAGCGTTATCTCCGAGTGCCTTCATCTCAGCTTCGTAGTTCGGAACATCCGACATACGCGCTTCAATGTACCGAGAGATACCTTCCTTGAAGGTGTCCTGGTCAAAACCATTTTCAAAGGCAAACTCAGACCACCACTTTGTCAGTGGATGGTTTGCCATTTCCTCGTAGTTTGCACCCTGGATCTCAGGAAGTTCGTACTTCTCAGGCGCTTCTGGGCGTCCCTCGATGGCTTCATTGGAAAGTTCTTCCAAGAGTTTGGCGCGAAGATCCTCCTCCTTGCTACCAAACTTGGCTTGGATTTCGGTATAACTCTTAGCCAGATTCTCGTAGCTAGGCTTACCTTCAACCCAAAACTTCTCGGGCAACCACTCAGGACGCTGCTCGCCCTGGTTCGCTTGAGTAACGGCATCAGTGATTTGGCTATTGGTAGCCGATGCACCATCGCCCTGCTGGCTATTGCCGGATGAGATAAGACTATCAGACATTACGGCCCCTTGAGATGCGCTGCTCAATAATACCTACGAGGTAGCGCATACCCTCGCGGTGAAAGAGTTCAGTCGAGGTGATGTTTGGACCTGAAACAGCTTCAATAGTAATTGAACGTAGATAGCGCAAGACCTCCGTCCCAGCGGTCCCACTAAATACACCATTGAAGATCTTGTTCAGTTCCTCCTCTTTATCAGGGGAACGTGGAATGCCGTCAGGCCCCACCACCTGTAGGCGTTTCTCCACCATTCATAGCTCCCTGAATCTGAGTAAGTTGAGCCACCAGATCTGCGCGTTCCTTGTCAGAGCGAAGCAGTCGTTCTGGTACGCCAAACTTGTCGGCTAGATACTTTGCGGCGTCCTCGCTCTTGACCAGCAAGTTAACCAGTTGAGGACCGAATCGTCCTTGCACCAGTTCGACAAACCGATCAAAGACAACAATATCCTGCTGTGCCTGTGCCTGGGCAAGCGGGCTTGTTGAGCGAACTTTGACCTCACGACCATTGACAGTCGGTAGATTAATGCGGCCCTGCTTCTTCAAGATGTAGACTACACGGCGAAGAACAGGGTTCACAAACTCAGCCTGCAAGCGGCCAAAGGCTGCGCCAATCTGGCGAGACAGATCGGCCATGCGCTGCGCTACTTCAGTCGCGCTCATAGGCGTCTTGTCAGGATTGCCAAGCATATCGTTGTAGAGTGCCTTGCGAATGTTCATTCGCATATCAGACAGAATAAGCTGGCTGACATTGAAGTCACCGGCAGGAGCAACTGGCTTCAAGCCACTCGATCCAGGGGCAACGGGCACAATAGTACCAGGCAAAATCTGCACGGTATCAGGATTAACTACACCATCATCTTCCATAGTGTAGAAACCGGAGATTGCCATTTGAGCATTCTCAAGAACCATCTGAACCGTCAGATTACAGGTCTTGATTGCTGGCATTGCATTCATCAATGGCCCACGGCCATAGACTTCACCGGCTGCTTTAGACCAGCGGAATGCAATATACTGACCTGAGCCAACACCTTTAAACTTCTCTTTGAAGTAGATGTCCTTGGTCTTGGGATCAAAGACTACACGCTGATGCTCCTCATCGAGCGATCCATAGATTCGATAGGTGCAGTCAACAAGAGTGATGTGTTCATCTTTACCGGTATCTAGCTTACGCTGCATATCATCAGGAATGGTAGCCTTTGGATAGGCAACCTTGATGTTGGATGCGCGAAGCGAACGCTCACGGAAGATGTGGTCGATCTTATCGTCCGGCCCAATATCCAGATATAACTGATTCAATGGGATGGCAGTAAAGATAACCGGATTGATTGCGTCACCTTCCATGACCTGAAGGCAAGCAGTTCCAACTGCGAGATCAAGAAATGCCTCATGGACTTCTTGAGAAAAGTTGGAGTTTTGAATGATCTCAAAGATGTAATTGGTGACGGTTTCAAGCGCCACATCTACTTCGGACTTCTGCTCATCAGGGATCTCAGATCCTGCAATGAGTTCAGCCCAACGGGCGAAGTTGGGAACAAGACCAGCTTGCAAGCGAGATGCAAACTCTTGAACACCAACTACTGCCGTCTCGTCGAAGATCTTATCGGTACGAACCTGACCCTGCGTCTGGGCATACAGGCTTTCGCGCTGCGGCATAGAGTACTCATAGCATTCCTCAAACTTGGGAAGCCACAAGTCCTTGATGGTCTTAGCTCGCTTGAAGCGATTGCTAAGAACCTCGGCCTCATTGCCAGACGTATCGGGTAGTGGTTCGTTGATGATCATATTAGCTCAACAGGCCGCGACCGAAGCCACCGCCGCCCTTGCTGCCAGAGATAAGGGAACGGAAGCCAGCCATGCCACCAGTACGAGTGATCTGCTCCTGAAGGCGACGTTGCTTATCTTCAGTTTTCTGAGCATTGGCTGCGTCAAGTTGTGCTTGACGTTGTTCAGCAAGAGCCGGATCTTCCGGTGGAACTGGCGGGGGTTTAGGGGAGCTGAAGCACATGATAGTCTCCTTGATCGTGCGACACTTGCAAATGTGCAGTTAGCCTTACAATGGACCGAACCTAACCCGTGGGCCACGCCTCTGCATGGGCTGCCGGGTAAACACATCAAAGTCTCGTCGAGCAACTACAGGTCTATGGTTCTGTCCCGTATTCGTCAATGCTCGGCCTTCACCGCCACCAATCAAGGCATATTGCAGTGCGTCATGGATATGGGAGAACTTGTTCTTGTCCGGCTTCTCTTCATACCGATCAGTCCCAGATACCTGGAGACGGCGATACTGATAGCCGCCACGGAATCCTTTGAGCAGATTAACGCAGCGCGAGTCCACCAGGAACCCAGACTGTCCATCAATCAGGCGGCTCAGTGCAGTCGATACGGCCTCAAGCCGAAGCGAGACATCATTATTGCCAGCCGGGAATGCCTTGATCCCAGCGGATCGAAGGATCTGAAATGGCGTTCGCTCATCTGTCTGGGCGCGATAATCACCAGCCGGATCTCCATAGACATGAGCATTCATGCCGGGAAACCTCTGGGCAAGCTCGATGCGGAATAGCTCGGCAAAGCGAACGATGCCCATATCCTGAGCTACAAGTTCATGCAGGATCAGCCATTTGCCACGAACGTGCTGGGCAAAGACTGCCGCCGGAGTCAGACCAAAGTCCATGCCCACAATGATGGGCACATTGGGAATTGGGAGCAGTGGCTCTTTTGCCACATGGAGGTCATCGGTGAACATGGGATAGATTGCCTTGCCATCCGAGAGGCTGCCCAGCTTATTCAAGACATAGACGTCGATCCAGTTCTTTGCCTTACCCTTAATAATGTCGGGGTAGTAGTTGGGCGTTAGGTTCTTACGATTCTCAGCCACCGGGTTCATTTTATATCCGGTCAGCGAACCATCCTGATCCTTGATCTCCACCATACCTCCCGGCTGATTGAAGAACTTCCATGTCTCAGGTTTAACCAACATGAGTGCTTCTTCACGGGTAATATGGTCTGGCAAGGGAGCCTCGCCCGCCATGATTGGCCACCAATGATCTTCATCTGGTGCGTTGGTATCGGCAATGACCCCATACCAGGTAGGGCCTCCATCCTTCATCGAGGGAAATCGGCCAACGCGCATGGTACAGGCATCGACAATAGCCTTAGGTACTTCACGCGCTTCGTTGATCCAGACGCCGGTCAACTCCAGAGATAGGAGCTTCTTCACATCTTCAGCCCTATCGAGGGCTAAGAAGATGACTTCCATATCCAGACTGCCACGGCGAAGTCGATGGGTATATGGCGGTGGATGCCAGAGCATCTTGCCCCAGACATCTTCGGGAAACCAATCAAGCCAGGTCTTGATGGTTGTAGTTCTCAACTGAGGATAGGAGTTTCGAACAATGGCCCACCGGCTGCGGCGCATACCATTGGCATCGGGTTCTTGTTGAAGGGCTCGCCGAAATATCTCAACGGCACAGCATACAGACTTACCCGCACCGACAGGACCACGCAGACCGCGAAAGAAGGAGTTATCCTTCATGAAGTCTTTGAGCGTTTGACCTTCGGGCTTGTAGTTAAAGTTCACGAGATCAAACCCGCATCGACGGCTTTTTTGACCAACTTGCCTGCAATCTCCGGCCCCCAGGCGTCGATCAGCTTATCGACTTCAAGGTTGGTCAGCTTGTCTTGCGGGTAGTGGGACAGATGCACCTTGCGGACAATATGGCGCAGCCGGTCTCGATCAGCCACCGACAACTGACTCGTAAAGCCACCGGCTTCAAGAATGCTGTTCATAGCCAAACACCAGTTGCTGCACGATGTCGAAGAGTTCCGTGACCTCATCCTTATGGAGAGATCCAGGATAGGTTGCCACAATACCGTGGCCCTCATCGTCCATGCCGATTAGGACTAGGTTGGTCAGGCGTCCCCGAGCGTAGTCAAGGATGTCATCAATGTCTGCCGGTTCAGTCTCGTGGATCTCACGAGGAACACGACGAGGCCGAAACCGAATCACATTGTCCATGACTACAACTTGTGTACGAGGAAAACCAAGGTAGCGAGCTGGAGGAATATCACCAACAGCTCGCCAGATGAGAGAGCGATGCCGCTCACTTCATGCCCTTCTTGGACATCATCTTCTTCTTGGCCGCAGCCATAGCCATCTTCTTCTTGGCCATCTGCATCTTGTCGGAAGCCATGTCCTTCTTGGACCCTTCCATCTTTTCCATCGACTTCATCATCTTAGCCATGTCACTTCCCTTTCGCGGCAAGCTCTTGGAACTTCTTCTTGCCGTACTTCTTCCGACCAATATAGGCCGCAAGTGCTTTCGGGTTCTTTGCACCCTGCTTTTCAAGCTGACTAGTCAGTTTCTTGAATCGCTCGCCAGAACCAAGAGGAGGTTTCTTTTCCATATTAAGACCTATGTGGTTTGACCTTCTCGGCAATACCTTTCGGCTGCTTCGAGAATTGTTGACCGCGCTTTAAGGCCGCCCGCTTGGCTGCACTCGTACGCGCATATTCTTCTGATGACAAAGACTTGATGGCCTTCTCCGGCAGATACCGTTCACCAGTGGCCTCCTTGCCCTGGGTAGAAGGCTTGCCAGACTTGGTACGCCACTTCTGCTTCGTCCACTTTGCCAAGGAATTCGATTCGGACTTGGCCCCACGATAACCACCACCCGCCTTCTTGTAGGCAAGAGTTGCTAACTGGGCCTTCCGAGCAGACCACTGGCCCGACTTCCCACCCTTGTCACCTGCCTTCACACGGGCGACCACTCTCTTCCAAAGAGCAGGGTTTGTCTTGGAAGCCGACTCAGCCATTGGACTTCTTCTTTTTCTTCAAAGCCTGATACCGGGCAAGCAAGGCACGACCCTTGGCGACAGCACTCGCCTTGTCACCACCATGACCCCAAGCCTCAAGTGAAAGTTTCAATCTCGTCGGGCGACCCTTCTCATCCTTCAAAGGACCAGCAGCCGAACCCATACGTACAAGGAACGAACCCTTGCGCCTCATCTCCTCC